GGCCGACCTCTTCATCAAGTTGACCAACTCTCTCTTGATCGTCTCTCTCTTTTTCCTCTTCGGTCTTGTCTGGATCCTCTTCAACATCCGTTTCAACATTAGTACTTCTGGAGATAGCTTTGGAACCACCACCTAGGATACCACCAAGGATAGCACCACCAGCGGCGGCAGCCTTGTATTCCTCAATGGCTTCTGGTGTGTTCATAGGAAGCCCGGCCTGATAACGCTCAAGGACTTGTTGCCCTAGCTCAGTAGGAGTCTCAGTAAGCACACCCTCTGCAGTTCCTTTGGCAACTCGAGTAAATATACCTCCACCCTTTTTAATGGCTTCGGGGACAAATGCCCTACCAACTCTTGAAACAACGAACGCATTGAGAATACCATCCAGTGCGGATTGCGGGATAGCAGTCAATAGAGCGGCTCCTTCGTCCACCTCAGTGCGATAGCCACGCTCAATGGCTTCCTTCTGACGCTCTCTGTTTCCTCCGTAGAAGAAGGGTAGCATCGAACCTGCGGCTCCTACAAAACCTCCAACAGCACCACCTATTGCCGTGCCTGGTCCAGGAGCAATTGCCGTTCCAATAGCTCCACCCAACTTTGCTCCAGCAGCACCACCAGCTAGACCAACCGCACTAATAGGGGCGGATTGAGCAGCCATTTCCGTGACGTATGGAACAAAGCCTTCTGACTTAGGAGCAAACCTACGACGGTCCTCCATCTGGCTTTCTTGCTCCTCTATAACGCTAGCACCCAGTTCCTCGAGCGTCTTCAGGTCAAAGCTTTTACCAATACCTTCTAGGGCTGATCCAAAAACATTTTGCTGAATCGTATCAACGCCGATGGCTATGTTACGGGTGACAAGATTGCCCTCCCGCTTTAGACCCTCAAATCTTTTTTCGTTAGCAAGTGCCTGTAGCTGATCCGGAGTAAGACCTTTATCGTGCTTAAAACTAAAAGCTCTTCCTGTTCCTGGATCTCTAAATGTAGAAGTAGGCATAAGTGTACTAGCTCCAGGAGCTAAAGTAATATGTGTTTAAATACTGTTAATAACTAAAAAGGCCGAGGAATGAAATCGGATTCTCGCCTATTTATGCTTGGGAACGCGGGTTGTGTAACCTGGGGGGCAGGAGTCTCTACCGGTTCAACCACGGGTTCACCTACAACAGGGGTTTCATCCTCTTCTGTGCTTATCAATTCAGCATTGCCGTATCCGTATAGTTGAGACTGCCCAACGTCAGTTTGCAATAACTGTTGAACTAGTGGGTGGTTTACTGGCAAAACTTCATTCCTCAATGTTGTATCAACAATCCGTCCGTCTTCAATTACCTTATCACCCGGAAGAAATTCACGTAGCTTGGTTATGTCGCCTATGGTAGGACGTTTGGTTTGACCAGCCTGCTGACTAGCCATATTCAGTTGCGTAATCAAAGCTAGGGCTGGCTTAGCACCCATAACATCCACAAAGGGCGTCATGTCATCTAAGGTAAAATCCTCTGGAAGCCCAAAGAAGTCAGCTTGCGCTGGATTTTTCTTGAGCATCCCAAATAGCATCTCTTTGGCTTGTTTACTAAGAGCCTTTTCTTTTTTCTTTTCTCCAGCAACCTGTATAGCTCCGCCAATGGTAGCACCTAGCTGGGCTAGTGCCTGCCCTTGTATGATGCCTGCGTTTGCAAAGCCGCTTACGTCTGCTCGTCCCAACTCTGGGCGTACTCGTGATCCTGTTTGAAATGCCATTTTATTTAATCCTAGTGTCCATCCAATTGCGGATGATTGATTTTAGTCGAGGCTTGTTTGATATGAACTTAGCAAAGCGTTCACCGTAATTAACGTATAGTTTATCAAACCATCGAGGAGCTTCGTTAGTTAACCATTCACGGAACTGAATCCACTTTGGGTTATATTCTCCGTATACCTCACGAGCTACCCAGCACTTACCCATAAAGTATCCACCGCCAACCGCACCTGCAGCTCCAAGTAAACCACCGAATATAGCTCCTCTTGCTTGAGCGTTTGCACCTGCAAGCTCCATGTCCTGGCCACGTTGTTGTAGTGCTAAGTTAATCCCTACGTTGGGGTCAAAGAGTTGTGGTCCCATTGGTTGACCAGCAAGTCCAGTAGCCTGCCCAAGTGTTTGACTACCTAGACCAATAGCAGAAGATGGACGACCAAGAATAGTCATGCCTAAGTCCCCAGCCATTGAGCGTTGTTGTCCGAATGCGCCAGCACCAGCCTGACGAGCTTCTGCTCTTAGCCCGGATTTGAACTGTTCACGGCCAAGTATCTCGGCAGCAACTGAGGACTCATCACCAATGCGACCACGAGCCAATGAACCAGAACGAGCGGCTTGCTCGGCCATACGTCTTCGCTCAGGTGACAGTGGACCTGATGCTTCGCTAAACAAACCAAGGGCTTGCTGTTGGGCTGCATCAGCGAGAGCTGCACTGCGTGGATCAGCGGCACGGTAAGCATCCACAACCTGTGGTGCAAACTCTTCTAACGCTCCAACATCAGCAGCACGTTGTTCTTGCAGTTGGGCCTGCTGTAAATCAAAGGCTCTTTGGGATTGCTCCTCCAGCAAGGAAAGAACCCCTGGAGTTGTTACCTCCCCGGTGACTGGATCCTTAAGACCCTCAGCAAAGGTCTGTATGTCCTTTAACTCAAGGGCGGCATAACGTGGACGACCACGCTCTTCTGCGCCAAGTATTTGTTCCTGTAGGCCAGGTTCAGTAATAGCTTTAATGTACTCAAGCTGTGACTTGCCTGGATCAATTGGTGGTGGTGCTTTTCCTTTGCCTCCCATAATACGTGTTATTTAGATTTTAATATTTTTGTAAATAATTTTGTGCTGTATTCAACACGAGTCGGATTACCTTTGCGATGACGGACTCCTATAAGTTTTTTTATAAGGCAATCAGGTTCGAGTTCAATAAATTTAAGGACCATTTGTTTCCATGCGTCCGTATTGGATGCAAATAGGAACGCCATAAATATAGCGTCACCATCCTTCTTGTCCTCATCCCAGTTATATACGAAACTCCACTGATCATCCTTGTGGCAATTATACCACATGAATACGCCCTGTATATTGTTTTCGTTATCAGATAATGCAATAATTGTTTTCTTCGCTTGGTGGTAAGCAACTAATTGACGTAGTGTATCCCTGTCCCAATCCTCAAAGACTTTCCCGTTCTCGTTCTCCACGCAGTAATCAACAATGCGGTCCACGTAGGTAGCAAGGTGCGGTTGCTCCCCTGAGTTAAGGGCAGCTACTGCGGAGTTAAGGACTGGGTTATCTACTTGCATTAGGCGGTGCGTTTCCACATATAGACGACGACGTATGGTTGGAGATTGTTGTGAGCAGTTACACTTCCACCGCTGACATCTTGATTAACACTAGTAAAAGTATTCTGCCTTAGTTCAAATTCATCTGTATAGTCCTGGTTATTGCCAGAAGCATCAAAAGAAACGTCACGATTGGTATTAGCAACGTCCTCCATTTTAATAAAGTTTCGCTCGGTATTTGTGTCCGAAATCCTCTTATTCCACTGGTGAGTGTGATTCATTTCTGGTTGTGACAACGTAACCGTCGATGCACCACCCGTCTCCTCTACTGTATTGAAGTTAGAATCACTTGACTTTTGACCTACAAGTACACGACCAGAACCAAATGTGGACCAGGTTGTGCCACCAATAGCATTTACAACAGCCGCTGAGTTTGCATAATTATTTACCGTAGTAAATATAGAACCAACTGGATAGACCACATCTGTTAAAGCACCAGCTGCTATCTTTGCTGCCGTCACAGCATCGGTAGCAAGTTGAGTAGTACCTATTCCTCCATCCTTTACAATAATTTTTTGTGGAGAAGAGCTGTCCAGGGCGGTAGTGGTGTTATCCACGGCTCCTGACGCAAATGTTGCACTATCAACTAATGCGTCAAGGTTAGCTGCCGTGACCTGATCTCCAGTTGAAAAATCTGTTCCTTTTGATAAAATTGCCATTATTCTGCTTTGTTAGTTGAACGGAAGGATATGGACCCATCGGCTTCAATGGCTCTAATCTTAGGTCTTCCTGTTGTATTATTAATTGTAAATTGTATTCCGTAACCTCGACGGTTACCTATTCTACCACGGATGGACACATCCCCGGCTTCCTCTAAAGTTGAGCCAACGAAGTCACTGAGTGTGCCTAAAGGAAGATCAAAATCCGGGTTCTCCGTCTCAGCAGATATATCAAAGTTAGATACGGTAGATGCTCCGGACTCAATGTGCATTTCAAACTGCTTCCAGTTCTTTCTTTCTAGACTACCAAATGTGTATTGACGAGTAGTCAGTGAACCAGAGGCATTGATATTCTTTTGTTGACCGCCAACTTGTGTAATCACTCGATCAACTCCATCAACTCGCTCGTCTAGTTTCTGTACGCCACCAAGGTCATTGACCGCATATACTCCACGTGCATTACCTTCACCAACAACTAACAGATTAGATATATGAAAGTCCGTGTCAGCTACTTGGTCAATACTTTCCCACTGCTTGTTAAGAAAGTTGTAAATTATTATAGCGTTGTTCTTGGTTGAGGTATCTAGGGGGACGGCCAAGAAGTATCTGTTATCAAAGTAAACAGCTACTGACTTATCCCAATGCGCCTTGTTTATTCTTTGAATAGTGACGTTAATTGGCTCACTTAATGGAGTATCTGTTCCACGAAGGTTGTACTCATCGAAGAACTGAGTGCTGTAAACACCGTTGTCAGACAAGAAGATAACCTGATTGCCAACCTGTATAATTGACTGACGGGCTACGCATCCAACCTCGTTGGTTAAAAGTCTAGTGCTAGCTCCTTGCAGGGATGTTGTATTAGAAATTAAGTGAATACTATTACGGTTGAACACCATAAGGTTGTCCTCCGAGAAGGAGTGCAGCCCTACGTTAAAGTCAGCTTCACCAGCATTGAACCTGTACTGAGCATATATCTGGTCATAGGTGTCAGTGTCCAGAATGTCGGATGCTATGACTTCATCGAGTATTCCCCTGGAGGTAAATGTATCCGTTCCAGTAACACTGAACTTAAATGGCATGACTAGCCTACGCTGATGGTAAACCGCATACGGTGGCGCAGGCATATGGCTGAAGCCAAGTCCGACTGATACTCGTTTTGAAAATTCTGGCACAGTGTTAGCATGAGCGGCAACGTTAGGAGAATTTACAAAGAATTTAAATTCGTTAGCATCAACAACGGTTGATACAACAAAAGTATTGCCAACGGTTAAGCCACTGTTGTTTGATTCTAGTAAGGTTATTATATCTCCTGAAGATAGCCCGTGCGTATCAGTACCCAAATCTACAGTTGCTACATTATTAGTTATAGAAAACTCGCTATCTTGCGTTGCGATGACTGCTGGCTGGGTATAGGTCCCGCTTGCTACCTTTGTGAAGTCAGTAGTTACTATGGAAGAACTAGAAACTGTATAGGTTTCGTCGCCATCAGTAGTAGTAAGTGGATATGTAAACTGTGTATCGCTGGTTCTTGTAATTGTTTTTGTAGAACCATTTGGGTCTGGGTGAGCCGCATCAAATCCTAGTCCATGAATTGTTACTATTTTACCAGTTACTAAATTATGATTTGTGCTAGTTGTTATAGTAACTAAATCATCACTGTCATCAACAGAAGCTGCACTAATTGTCGATATTTTTAAATTGTTTTCTAAAGCAGTCGCCCCGTCACGGAATATAAAGACCTTGTTGAATGCCTGAAGCATGGATGCAGTAGCCGACACCGCAAGTCCAGTCGGATAAGCGAGGTCAGTAGTTACTCCCGTAGCTATATTAACGGCAACCGCTTTAGTGTTAGCAGCAAAGATAATGTATTGACTGGCTGATTCGTTAGGATCCGAGAAGGAGCAGGATCCATAAATAGCGTTTACGGCAGTGTCATCTAATGTAGGTATTTCAACTGTAACATTACCACTAGCCGCATTTGTGTAAGTTTTATCCGTTAGCTTTATTGTGTCCGTATCAACTACGGTAGCTGTATACCTTCCGTCGGCAGTAGTAGGTGCAACGCCACTTAATCCACTTAATTTTACTTGAGCCGTTTTACCAGCCTCTAAAGTATGAGCCGAAGCAAAGTTTAACAACAACTCTCCTCCTCCGCTTACTGATGTACTATTTGTAGTCTTAGTAGCATCAAGTATAAAAAATGGCAATGTTATTGCATTTGTACCTACCGTTAATGGATTAGATACTAAGTCAATCCCCTTTCGTACCTGTGCCTCACCCCTACGGTCAGTCCGTAGGTTCTGTGAATCAGCAAGCAGACCCGCTGGTAGCTGATCGGGACGCATCCGATTATTAAAACCAATGAAACCTACATCTCCATCCTTGGCAATGCGGTCATCGAGTCCTGCGTATGTACGGTATTCGGGCATTAATTATTTTGCGGCTCGCTTCAATAGGGCGTCAAGTCTTGCTCGTTCTCTTTTTGCTAGCCCAGGGCTGAGTCGATCTAGTGTAGCGAGTTTTTCACGTTGCTTGGCTGTATACTTGGCATCCTTGGTGTTAGAATTTACGGGCTGATTTGCTACGGGCTTGGTCGGCTTAGGTGCTACAACGGGTTTAATGGCAGATGGCTTCTTAGCTGCCTTAGCTGCTTTAGCTGCCTTCGCTGCCTTAGCTTCTTGAGCCTTACGATAGCGGAATTTACTTTCTTGAGCCGCAGTTGTTCGACCGGATCCTGCTTTTTTAAAAGCTCCTCTTACGTCTGCATACCTAGGACCCTTTGCCGTTACATTAACCGCAGGAAGAACTATGTCCACGCGATCTGCCGAGGCATTAACTTTTCTTTCTACGCCTGGTGACTGCTTTGAGGTAGAGGTTGCTTTCATGCGCTGCATACGCGCCTGACGACCGAATTTTTTTCTGAATTGATTTGGCATTGTATTGATTATTAATTTAACATTTCCAACGCTTCAAGGCTAGAGCCTTCCGTGTTGGTCTTCCTTTTGAATCCTTCATTGGACCCTTAACGCCAGACATCCTGGCACAAAATGATTTCTTTCTCGCTAGCTTCTTACCCTTGGGCTTGGATTCCGTGACCGGAGCCTTGAGGTTAGCACCCGTCTTGCGCTTGAAGTAGGCACGGCCAGCCGCTGTTAGTCCTCCCTTTTCGCTTTTGTGTTCCTTCCTCATTTGCTTTTTACTTTTGCTTTAGGTGTATTTGCTACGACTGTTCTTCCTTTGGC